AGCGGGGTCTTCGAGGTCCCCTCCTCTCGAGGTGGCTTTAATGTAGCCGCCGAGGAGGCCTTCGACCGCTCGATGGATGGCATGGATGCTTTTCTTCAGCACCTCAGGACGGGCCGAAAGGCCCCTTCCAGAGAGTCTGAAGGAGACGTACTCACACGTGCCATCCTTCGAGATGTTGACCGCCGCCGGACCAGTGATCTTATGTCCGACCTCAATTGGGTCCACCATGTAGAGTCTGTACTTAGACTCTACCGTGAATTCCATGAGGCCGATCACTTCGATCACCGCGTCACGTGCCTTCCCGAACGTGGGTTCAAATTGAGGACGGTCACTGCACCCAGTGCTTCTCTTGCTGCTGCCGGGGAGCTTGCTCGTCAAGCTCTGTTCCCTGCTGTCGCTGACGATCCAAGACTTGAAGTCCTTGTTGAAGGAAACCCCCTTGCGGGGGTGACCGGATACAAGTGCACTCCAGGTGACAAGATCCTCAGCGCCGACCTGACTGCCGCGACCGATGGCTTCTCTCATGAAGTCATCGTGGCTGTCGGGTTGGGTATGATTGATGCAGGCATACCAGAGCTTATGGCTCGAGTTTTTGTGGAATCCTTGGGGGCGGGGACGAAGACTCACTTTTTCCATTATAGAATTAGTGAACTTCTCCCCAAGGCCCTCAGTCCATTCGAACTCAATGCCTTCAAGAGCAGGCTCCACGACCTTGGCTGGGATGGGGAGTCTAAGACTCTCCGCATCCCGGTAAAACGAGGCTCCCCGATGGGCACACCCTGTTCGTTCACTCTGCTTTGCATCGTGAACGGGTGGGCCACCAGGGATGCCAAATTTGGCCGGATATGCGGAGATGACTTCCTTGGCATATTTGAAGAAAATGACTACTCTCTCTACAAGCAGAGAGTAGATGCCATTGGAAGCAGTCTCCATCCCGTCAAGTCTTTCGTGTCGAGGTTTGCCGGAACCTTCTGTGAACGATTTGTCACAGTGGACCGACTCGACGGTGCCCCAGGTGGAGCGCTCGGCTCTGGCCTTCGTGCCAGTGATGAGCCAAGACTCCGGGGTGCCGCCGTGGTCCCTGTGAAACTGATCACAGTTCCGGCAAGAGGTACCTATGGCGCCCTCTCGGCTCCCAGTGGGCTTCCGGTTTTTTCGTCTCTCTCCGAATGGGGAGAGGCTCATCAACCTTATGCCCGGGAGCTGAAGTGGGCTTGGTCTAGGACCAGACGTGTCTTCCGTTGTCTGTGGAGAGATGTCCG